ATGCCCAACAAGCAACTCACCACGATCAATCCGCTGACCGAAGAAGTGCTCGCCACCTATTCCTACATGTCTGACGCCGAAGCCGCCGCCGTCGTGAAGGCAAGCCATGAAGCCTATTTGCAATGGCGTCTGCGCAGCCTGGATGAGCGCGCAAAGATGATTGCGAACATCGCCAAGGCGCTTCGTGAGCGCAAGGAAGAATTTGCACAGCTGATGACCGACGAGGTCGGCAAGCTCATTGAAGACAGCCGCACCGAAATCGAGCTGTGTGCCGCTATCTGTGACTACACCGCCAAGCAGGGTCCGGTCGCTCTGGCCGATGATGAGCGCGACGTGGACGGTGCCACAGGCATCGTGACCCACGCGCCCATCGGCGTTGTGTACGGTATTCAGCCATGGAACTTCCCTGCCTACCAGGCGATCCGCTATTCCATCGCCAGCCTGATGGCCGGCAATGGCGTATTGCTCAAGCATGCCGAGAGCTGCACCGGCAGTGGGCTGCTGCTCCGCGATATTTACGAAAGCGCCGGGCTGCCCAAGGGGCTGTTCGGGGTGCTGTTGATCAGCCACGACCAATCCAATGACATCGTGGAAAACGATCTGGTGCGCGCGGTGACCCTGACCGGCAGCGAGGCGGCGGGACGCACCGTGGCTGCCAAGGCGGGCGCGGCCCTCAAGAAGACCGTGCTTGAGCTGGGCTCCAACGACGCCTATCTGGTGCTGGACGATGCCGACCTGGATCTGGCGGTGGCGACCTGTGTGAAAGGCCGCCTGTTCAACAACGGGCAGACCTGCGTCAATGCCAAGCGCTTCATCGTGACAAAGAAGAACTACGACGCCTTCGTCAGCGGCTATGCAAAGGCGTTCGAAGCGATCCGGATGGGCGATCCGAATGCCGACGACACCCAGCTCGGCCCCATGGTCTCAAAGGCGCAGCGCGACAAGCTGCACGAACAGGTGACCAAGAGTGTCTCCCAGGGGTCACGTCTGGTGGTTGGCGGCGAAGTACCAGACCGCACCGGCTGGTTCTACCCGGCCACGGTGCTGGCGGATGTGGCGCCGGGGCAGGTGGCCTACGAAGATGAGCTGTTCGGCCCTGCTGCGGCCATCATCCGCGCCGAGAACGATGAGGATGCGATGCGCATCGCCAACGACAGCCGCTACGGCCTGGGCGGCGGCATCTTCAGCCGCGACGTGCAGCGCGCCCGGGAACTGGCCAGCAAGTACTTTGATACGGGCATGGTCTTCATCAATACCTTCGACGTGGCATCTCCATCGCTTCCGTTCGGTGGGGTGAAGGCGTCGGGGTATGGTCGCGAGCACGGCCCGGAAGGTCTGAAGGAGTTTGTGAACGTCAAGTCGATCAAGATTGCGGCTGCAGCGTCGGCTTGAGTTGAGCACAGGCGCCGCGCGAGTCGAGATTGCGCGTGCGCCTGATGTTCGAGCCGGGCAGGGAACTCACCAGCGGTACGATTGAGGCGGTAAGCTTCCCCCAGCTACAAGGGGAAGCTCATGCTCAAAAGGATTTCAGCAGGATTGCTGCTTTTTTCGCTTGCCTGGTCTTCGCAGGCTCAGTTGCACTCTGCAACGGGCCCCAGACCCAAGCCGTTGCCTACGGCGGCCAAGGCTGCCTACAACTCGATGTCAAAGAGCACCACGCCCTTCAACTGCCAAGAATTGGCATGGCCGAATCACCCGCATCCGAGCATGAAGGCGTATTGCGAACGCGTTGAGGCGCGCAGTCTGTCAGCTGAGGCCCAACGCGCTGGGCGCCCGGGTCCTTCGGACAAGGTGATCAACCTGCCGCCCTTGGGGTCAGACGCCTCCAAACGTTCGGGAACCGCATGTATCGGCGGTCAAGCGTTCCGAAAGCTCCCGAATGGATGGGAGCAAATCCATGCTCATGCGGGCGGCTGGCAGCGTTGCCGGGAGCAGTAGCCGGTCTCTGCAAATTCTGACGCGTTCGCGCAGGTCTACGACGCTGGAATCCATTATCGCGTCGTCCGTAGCCACGCTTCCTCCATCATCAGCCGCCATTCGCGGGCGATGTTGCAGGTCAGCGACGAGCAGGTCATGTCGCATGGTTCAAGGCTGTAGCCCTCAGGGTGAACATGTGGCCTCAATCTCGTCTTTGTTCGGTTCCAGGGAAGGGAGGGAAGACTTGATCCACAGCCGGACCAGCTTCAGCCTGCCAAACGTCATTTCGCATAATGTATACAGGGTCGCTCGCGGAATGACCCACGGCCGCCTGTACGTCGCGAGGCGAGGCGAAGCCTACCCCTAGCGCTAGGGCCATTGCGGTCGCGGCAAGTCGCCGCCACACCGCCTTCTCCTCGCGACTGATAGCGCGCGCCTCTCCGACCACGCCAAGCACCTGGGCAAGGGGAATTCCGGTAATACCCGCGATAGTTGCGCACGTCACGGTGTCCGGAAACTTCTTACCGCCCCGCCAGTTGCTCACGGCCTGACGTGACACGCCTAGCTTCCGGGAAAGATCGCTGTCAGACGCCGCACCGCTGGCCTCAACTGCGCGGTTGAGGATGTCCTCGAAATTCATGTGTCCACCCATCGTTGACATGTTGTCCACCCCCAGTGTACTTTCCCACCTGTCCACCGGCGGTGGACACCCGCCAGCCGGTCCCCCTAGGCCGCTGGCGGGGTTCTAGGGGCTAGGGGAGGGGTAGGGCGCATGAGTCCTTTCGTGATCTTGATACCGGTCCTGATCGCCGCAGCGATCAAGGGCGTTTTCGCATACCTGCGCTATCGCCGGAACCTCGGGAGGCTCTTCCAGTGACGGCACATCTGATTGTCCTCGTGCTGATTGGTTGCACCGTCGCCATCGCCTACGGCGTGGCAGTCCTCCCGCGCAATCTGCGCGACACCATCGAAGCCGCCCGGCCGAACCCTGCCCGCGAGGCACAAGCACAGGCCGAAGCGCTGGCCGAACTCTTTCGTAACGAAATCGACGCCACGAAGCGTGGCGACCTGCTGGCCGCCGCTGGCTTCGCCGAGCGCGCGGAGGTGATTCGTGGTTGATCGTCCGCTCAACGCATGGCTGGTAAGCCAATCGGGGCTGATGCTCCGTCTAGTTCTCGAAGCCCGCGAATCGCTTTCGCAGTCGCATCTGCAACCGTCGCACGAAGCCCGTTGCCGACAGGGTCGTCTCCCGCAGGAATCTTCGCCATCCGGTCAAGTAATCGAAGCGCAGCATCGCTTTGGCCCTGGGATGCCAACAGCATGAACATCATGGCATTCGTCGTTGCGAGCGCGTCAATGGTCGCGCCCAAATGTTCCAAGTTGGCAGCTGGCGGCTTTGGCATCGTGTGTTCCTCCCTGATTGGTTCTTTGATCCTACAACAGGGGGCGAATCATGGCTGACGGCGCGCCAGCGACGGCAGGACTCCCCTCGTCTAACAGGGGAGTCAGTGAATTCAGGAACGAGGATGGCACCCTGACGGTCGGCATTGACTGGCTTTCAGCTTCGGTGGATTTGTTCGCGGCTCTACGCGAAACCGGGTTCCTTGAACGCGACGGCCAGGACGAAGTACGCCAGTGGATCGACGCCAGCGCGGATAACGCCCGCGTTGCGGCACTGCAAGTTTTCTGCTGGTTCTTCGCCGGGCTTGGGCTCGAACTGGACGACACCGCGAGCGGCGGTCGCTTCTACACATGGCGCGTCAAGATCATCAACGCGAGCAAGCAGTTCGTGGGCATGATCGAACTCGGAGGCGAGGAGTGCCGTCGCGCTGATGGCACATATACCGCCCGGATCGAGCTCACCGGTGACGGCTGCAAGACCCTGAGCGCAGCGCGCTGCGGCCATGCGAAGCGGTGGCTGGAGCTTCGAGCGAAGCTCGAAAGCTGCGCGGGAAGACTAACCCGTGTGGACGTGTGCGCAGATGACCTGATCGGCAAGTATCCACTGCGCCTCGCACAGCAGTGGTATGCCGAGGGCGAGTTCGACAATCGCGGTCAGCGCCCCAAGGCACAGACGGTGGACGACCATGATAGCGGCGACGGCAAGACGTTCTATGTCGGCGGCAAGAAGTCTGAAAAGCAACTGCGGGTGTACGAGAAGGGCAGGGAGCAGGGCGACAAGGGATCCGAATGGGTGCGCTACGAAGCTCAGTTCCGCAACTCCAACCGCAAAGAACTGTCCCTCGATCTGCTGCGTGATCCGGCGTCCTACCTGCTCGGTGCGTACCCGGTGCTGAAGTTTCTCCACTGCGTCGCGACCCGCCTTGAAATCACGAAAGCCGCAGTGGAGGCAACGTGGAAGAGCGCACGTCGCCACCTCCGCCGCCAGTACGGCGCAACCCTGACATTCATCGTTAAGAACTGCCCAACGCCCGATGCGTTGCAGGCGGTGATCGAATCCTGCACCTCGCCAAAGCTGCCGAGGTGGGCAACAGGTGACACAGCAGCGCATTGGCCCGAAATCGCGGCCGTACAACTAACCCAAGAGGGGTAACACCATGAGCGTCAAAGTCACTGTCCTGAAGAACGAAATCGATGAGCGCGGCGGCAGCTTCAAGAACGACGCTGGTGACAACGTCGAATACACCACGCGCAAGCAGAAGGCCCGGCTGGAGGCAGGTGGATTCGCCTACCCGTTCGATGTTCGCCTGGACAAGGGGCAGCACGGCTATCCCGAAGGCGAGTACGAGCTCGACATCGAATCGATGTTGCAGGTCAACAAGGGCGTTGCATCGCTCAGCAAGTTCACCGTGCTGCGCCAGCTTGGCAAGCCCTCGTTGCGTCCCAGCGCCGCTCCGTAATCCAACACGGCTCACGCCAGTGCTTTAGCGCGGGCGTGAGCCATAGGAGTTCCCATGGAAGAGACCGTTCTCACGCTGTACTGCAAACAGGCTGATTTTGATGCCTCTACCGGTCAGTGCGCGTACCCCTTCTATGGACCAGCGCCGATGTTGCTGCCGCCCATCAGCGTTTCAGAGGCCCTGCTCATCTCCGCGTCCATCGCGGGATGCTGGGGGGTCGGTTTCATGATCCGGCAAGCCCGCCGGGTCACAGGCGGCTAAATCCCAACCAAGAGAGAGAGTCATGAACAAGATCAATCTGCGTTCCAAGCTGCGCGGCGTCGCCACCAAGGCCGCTGCCGTCGCTGCCACTGCCATGGTCGCCGCCCCGGCATTTGCCGGTGAACTGGCCGCTGCGGCGTCCGAGGGGATGGACAAGGCCGAGCTGTACCTGATCGGCGCTGCGGTTCTCACGCTGTGCGGCGTGGTGGTACTGATCAAGAAGGGCCAGCGCGCCTCCGGCGGCTGAGCCCAGGTCGACAGTAGGGGCGGGGAAACCCGCCCCTTTTTCAATTAGGGGACACGCCATGGCGTACGCCGGATATTTCGTGATGATTGGCATGCTGGGGGCTATATGGCTCGCGCTGGATGGTTAATTGCGGCACACATCGCCGTGGCGTGCCTACTCACGCTCCTGCCGCGAGTCGGGTTCGCCCAGACATATGCCGATGAGGGCGCTGCGTATGCCGCCTGTGTTCCGGTTGCTGCAGCGGCCGTGGCCTCGAACACGAACCTTCGTCGCAATCCTATTTGCCGCAAGCGCGACGCAACGGGAACCGATACACCAAAGTCGTACTGGGCGTGCTTCAACTATCGCAACAGCACCACGCTGCCGTGGGTCAGCGGCGTAGCGTGCACTCAGAGATTCGATTTCAAGGACAGCTGTGCCAGCCGTCCCGCGTATACCGGCGTCGGCCCGTGGTCGTCCGGCGGCGGCTCCGCACGCAACGGCAGTCTCGGTTGCCAGAATGGCTGCGACGGCGTTTGGTATAGCAACGCCGATAACTCAATGACTTTCAACGTCACCGGTGACCTGTGCCCGAACGATGAAAAGAGCAACTGCGAACACATGCCCGATGGCTACTACTGGAACGCCGCACTCAACGTATGCGAGCCGCCTGAGGGGAAGTGCCCGCAGGGCAGGTCGCCTAATTCGCTCGGCAAATGCGAGCCTGAGCCGTGCCCGTCCGGCAAGATCATGCAGGCGGATGGCACCTGCAAGAACAAGGACAACGAATGCCCCGCAGGGCAGATCAAGTCCCCTGACGGCAAGTGCCTACCCGGCGACGGCCAGTGTGCCCAGGGCGAGGTGCGTGGCAAGGATGGAACCTGCAAAAAGGACCGTGACGGCGACGGCAATCCTGATGAGGGGGAGGAAGGCGGCGAGGACCCTGACGGGAAGAAAAAGGACGAATTCTCGGGCGGCGACGATTGCAAAACACCGCCTACTTGCAGCGGGTCTCCCATCATGTGCGGGCAGGCGCGCATCCAATGGCGCATCGACTGCAACACCCGCAAGAATCGCAATGTCGCTGGGGGAACCTGCAACGCCGCGCCTGTCTGTACCGGCGAGAAGTGCGATGCGGTTGAGTACAGCGGACTTCTGATGCAGTGGCGCACCGCCTGCGCGACCGAAAAGCTTGCCCAAGGCAACAACGGCAACGGTAATGCGCAGCCTGCATGGACCATGGTTGGCGGCATGTCGCAGGACCCCGGCGCGGGGTCATCTGCTAACGACACCAAGGTTCTATCCGTCAAGAAGCTCAGCGTCGACGACTTGGATCAGTCCGGCATTGGCGGCGGCGGGGGCGGATGCATCGGATTCGCTACTGGGGGTGGCACTGGCATGGCCGCTGGCTTCGCTGAGGCCATGGCGTCTCCCCCCGCATTCTTCTGCAACTACATCGCGGTACTGAGGGCCATCTGCATTTTGGGCGCGGCGGTCGTAAGCGTCTTCATTCTCGTCAGTGGAGGTAAGTCGTAATGCCTTTGATCATCGGCGCTCTTGTCAGCATGCTGCTGCAGGGCCTTCGTCAGTACCTCCCGGGCATCCTTGGTCGCGTGCTCCTTGCGTTCGGCATCGGCTTGGTGACTCACGAAATTGCAATGCCCCCCCTCAAAGCGTTCATCGCAGGCAAGGTCGCCGGCCTTGGTCCAGTGCTCGTTGCGTACTGGGACGCCACTGGCTTTGGCATCGCCGTCACCATGATCCTTTCTGCATGGGCCGCTGCTCGCGCCCAAGCAGCAATCCTGTCAAAGCTGGGGTCCTGATGGCTCTCTACCTCGTAACCGGCCAGCCCGGTCATGGCAAAACCGCCTACGCCCTGGACAAAGCGTTCAAGTTCAAGAATGAGGGCAGGGCGATCTACGCCCACGGCGTCAAGGATCTCGACTATGGCAAGGCAGGTTTCACCTATCTAGAGAATCCGGCCGAGTGGGAGCAGCTGCCGGATGGCGCTGTCATCCTCCTTGATGAGTGCTACACGGCGCTTCCAAACCGCAACCCGGGTGCAAAGGTACCGCCACACGTTGAGGCCATGGCGCGCCACCGTCACCGTGGCTTTGACTTCATCTTGATCGCGCAGCAGGGGTTGCAGCTTGATCCCTTCCTGCGAGGCCTGTACGAAGAGCACGTCCATGTCCGGCAGACATCGATCATCCGCTCAAAGACCAAGCTCAAGCGCTGGAACCAGTACCAGAGCAATGTCCAGACCGCGTGTAGTGACACCGTTGATTGGGTCCGCCCCAAGTACGTCTTTGACTACTACACCAGCACCACCATGGTCACGACGAAGCGTCAGCTTCCCATGTGGATACGCTGGGTCATGGTCGGCGTCGTTGCGCTGGCCGTCTTGCTGCTTGTCGTCAGGTGGTACTTCGCTGCCAAGATCGCTGGTGTAGAGGGCGGACGTCCACCGGCTACCGAACCGATCACGCGTGCGGCCGCAACTGCCGGGAGCGTAGCGACGGTGGGTGCGGACGCGGCGCGCGTGTACGAAACGCCCACCGACTACGCCAAAGCACATCTGCCGCGCTTCGGAACGATGCCCTGGACAGCGCCCATCTATGACCAGCGCGCCATTACCACCGATCCACAGCTGATCTGCATGTCCAGCATGGAAGGTCTTGACGGCAATGGAAACCGCTCTGAGGCGTCGTGTACGTGCATGACAGAGCAGGGCACCCGTTACGACCTTTCGCAGCCTGAGTGCCGCACCCTTGCGCGCCACGGGCCGGTCTACAACCCCTACAAGCAGCAGCGCGACATGCAACCCGGGGCGGGCTTGCCCGGCTCCGCTCAGGCCCAACCTGCTATTGGTCCCGTCCCGGCCATGCCGACAGCTGGCGACGCGATAATCAGCGTGGGAGAGCGTGCTATCGGCACGTTCCCCGAATCGGTGCAGAACCGTTACAGCGGCGGTTAGCACTGCCTCTTCAGGCAACCTATGGCACAGGTTGTCTGGCTGTGCCAACATCCAAGAGCTCTCACTGCGCTTTGCGCCTAAACGGATAGGGACCGTGTGAAATGGAACTTTCGAAAGCTAAAATTGACAAGGCTGGCCGGGCATTGGCTACGGGCAAGTACAAGGACGAAATTGATGTAATCGAGATGGACGACATCTTCGATTCCTATCGCGGAGCTCACCTCCAACCTCTATCTGAGACAACGGTCGAGTTGCAGCATCTGCTTAGCAATTACGGTGCTAGCTACTACATAGCGCAACGACTCAAGCGAAAGCCACAGATTGCAAGGAAATTGAACCGCCTCACAGTCCGACTGTCGCAGCTCCAGGACATCGGCGGGTGTCGAATCATTGTCCAGACTAATGACGAAGTGGACGCACTTAAGCGATTCTTAGAAGAGCAGGTGGCGAAGCAGGACGTGTTCGCCATCAAGCGATTCACAGATTACAGAGAGAAGGGACGCGACGTTACTGGCTACAGGGCGTTGCACGTGCTCCTTGAAAGGAACGGCGTCAATCTCGAACTTCAGATTCGTAGTCGCGTCCAGCACTACTGGGCTGAGAGTATCGAACGTACTTCCGTTATCTATGGGCACCACCTCAAGGAAGGGGAAGGGCATGCAAAGGTACTTGAGTACTTCAAGTGCCTTTCCGACGCCTTCTATGAGCATGAAGCCGGTCGGGAGCCTCCGTTGGAGCTTCGAATTCGCATCGACGAACTCAGAAGTGTCTGCGAGGAGATAATCACTAAGGCCGACACGCACAAGGTCTTCGATAGCTTCGTCAACGAAGACATCATCAAGACGCTGACAGAGAAAGAAAGAAAGAACGCTGGCGGCCTTAACAACTGGATACTGGTGTTCGACTGGAATGCTGGTGCGTTCGTTAGTTGGGACATCGTTAGCCGCCTGCCTTCTGATGCCGTCAAGTCGTACAGCGAGTACGAGCGAAACTTTCCTGCAAGCAAGGGGTACGAGGTCGTGCTGGTGGGTTCATCCGAGGTCGCGACGGTTCGTCAGACCCACAGTCACTACTTTGGCATCGACTCCTATGCATCCATCCTAGAGGGCCTCGATGTTGCGATTGTCGGCTTTACGCGCAAGATCGAAATCGATATTGGAGCTAGACAGATTTTGGCGGTCTTGCGTCGCCGAAAATTCTGGGGGAGAAACACCGTGGGTGTAGATACGCTCTCGAATCATCTGTGCAAACAAGTCCTCTCCTTTGAATCATCCCTTGAAGGACTTCTTGAGCGAGAATTTGTCACAAAGTCCACGCTTAATGGAGGCATATCCCTCAACATCCGCAAGAAGGCGGAGATTGAGGCGAACCTCTAGACCGGTCGCCAGCTTCCCTGCTGTAGGGGCGCATGCCCCTACGGATAACGCCTCACCCGCGCTTGGGGCGTCGTGGCCCACGTGACATGTGGACCACATTGGAGGGTTCGGCGCCGGTACCGGGATCACCCATGCCCAACCGCCGTTGCCTGCGAATTCTGACGTACTCGCGCAGGTATACGACGCTGGAATCCACTGCAGCGCAGCGCTTTCCAGATGCTGCCGATCGCGTCGGCTGCGGACGGGCTTCCTCCATCATCAGCCGCCATTCGCGCGCAATGTTGCAGGTGAGCGACCACCAGGTCATGTCGCAGGGTTCAAGGCTGTGGCCCTCGGGTGTGAACATGTGGCCCCCCTGAAAGCCGAAACCGGCCCAAGGGCCGGTCATGTCGATGCGGTCGTGCGGGTCCATCGTGGTCAT